CCATATTCATCGTAGTCAATTCCAAATACATCATTGGTTAGATATGTTGCCACATCACTATTGGTTCTGATAACAGGGTTTGGTTTGAATATACCATAAGCTATTCTCTGTTGCATATAACCAAATGGGGCAACTGTTTGTAAGTTTGTTCTTGATGTAAAATCTACTGGTGCGTTTTGTATGGCATCATAATTGTATTGACCATTACCATCAATCTTCTGACAATAAACAATGGATTTAACATTTGTTGTATTGTCGTATAAAGGATTTCCCCCATACATAAATCCAACAATGATCGGACATTTGTAATAGTGTGTTCTCCATCTTGTATTATAAACATTTGATCCAAGTATTGTCATTGGTATTGTTTCATTACCATAGGTAGACATAAAGTTTCCTCTTGTTGTTCCTGTGGACATCTGCCAGTTATACACATTGGTATCAAGATAGTTGTATTGACCTGTTAAGTTATTACCTGAGTAGTAATATTGTTCTGACATTTGTTTGTTGTCTTGAACACCAGGCCAGATCATTACACCATAAGGTTGTGTCTCTGCTGATAGTGGGGATATCGTTCCACCAGTATAAGATGTATATGCTGAAAAGTTTGTTGGAACTATTGTTGTTGATGTCCCGCCAGAGGTGTATTGCACCCCAAATAAACAACGATATTCATTGATCTGATATATGTTCTCAAATCCTTCATAACCCCCGTTAAATCCGTTAGAAAACGATATTGTGGAGGTTCTATCATTTACCACTGTTGCTTGTGAGGTTTCTAATTCAACTGATGTTGTATCGGAATCAGCAACTCTAACCAAATAAGGATTTGTTTGTGCTGATGTTGTGGCACTTGTTGCTATTGCTCCCAAGTTTCTTGGGTTCTTATCTACCAAATTGCTGATGATGGTTTCAACATTGAAGATACAATTTCCATACTCATTTGATGGAACAAGTATTCTCGCTACCTTACCAAAATCTTGTGTTGAACCAGAGTCGTTTCTATAAGGGTTCTTGTAGATATCAACCACCAATCTAATATCAGTATAAGCCGAATAATCATTTAATGCCACATTCCATGTATGATCAGCATGTGCTGGTGTCATCGCTAAGGGCATTTGTTTTATGGTTAAATTTAAACTCATAGTGTATTAATAGTTTTTATCTCTTTATCAATTGTTCTGTCCAAGAATAGATTTACATCTTCTTCTACCGCATTAATCAAAGCTTGATATTCAGCCCTTAAAGCTGGTGGAATGTTTCTCGGTAAGTCATCTAATACATTACCAAAATCATCTAACCCTTTATCATAAATATTAGCAGGACGGATACCATAACGAAATATATTTGTTTGGATCGCAAATGCTAAACTTAGGCTCTTGATGAATCTACCCTTTTTATCTCTACCTTTTATTCCCCTTATCTTAATCCATTTAAGGATTGAGTTAATTGGAACTTTTCTCTTCTCAGGTTTTCTACCTAAGTTAACATACTTGAAATAGTCAGCATAAGAAATAACAAGTTGTGATGGTTGATCCTGAGCTGCAGGTATTACTTCAGCACTAAGTGAGTTGTATAAATTACCACTCGCATACTTATTACCCATACCCTTTTGTTCAGGGTTACCATAGGGATATACCTTTTCCTTTATCTTCTTTTTGAAGATTTGAACAAGTAGATCCCCGAACCTTTGTAATTCTCTATCAGTTAATTCAAACATATTAGAATATTGTATTTAACCCAACACCCCACATTGGTTGAGTTGTTATTGATGTTACATAGTTTGTTGTTATGTCTGACTGACTATAAGATGTTTGGAATGGTAAGTTTAATACATTTATAAATGATCCTATTGTTCCATATTTCTGACCTATTTGTGATCCCGTTCCCGCAGCGTTCAAATATACTCCCAATGAAGTTGCATATGATTGGTTTTGAGTTGTAAGATTACCTGTTGTATACCTTACAGTTGGGGTTACTGATGCGTTACTAACATAATACGCAACAATATAAAATCCTCCACCTGTTCCACTAAATGAAAGTGTTGAAGGTAATGATGTTGTTTTAATACCTGTTGAGTTTGAAATCATTGTAACACCTGACATAATTAAATCCTTTGGTGCAATTCCAATTCCAGGAACTAATTGTAATGAATAAATTGCCATCGTTACCACATCACTTGTTGATGTTATTGTTCCTACATTATAAGTGATCGCAGAATATGAGTTTACACCAGGATCATAAAATGTTGCATATAAAGTTCTGTTCTGTGTTGAGGCTTGATTTGCAGTTCCTGTTCCTGCTACAAATCCTAATCCACCATAATCAGGTTTAAGGTTATTCATGTTCACAATATTTGGTGAAACAATACCTGATGTTGAAATTCTTGTATTGGTATTATTACCAAGTCCATCTTGGATCTGTTGGAATGTTGATGTGATTCCTGTTGTTGATGTTGCCAGGTTTAATAGACCATAGTATGTGTCTTTGATTCGTTCGTTTGTTAAAATAGCCATATAATTTTAATTAAAATATTTTTAAGTTGTGCTCCATAAGTCAGAATTATTATCCCACTTCCTATTGTCAGTGCCCCATATTTGATGTGGTGTTCCTCCACCACTTGGAGTAATAGAAGGGGTTGGCGTGTTTGTTGGAGTTTCAGTCGGTGTGGTTGTATTCGTTGGTGTCATCGTCTGAGTAACACTTGGGGTTGGAGTGCTTGTTAATGTTGTTGTAGTTGTTGGAGTGTTAGTAACAGTTGGGGTGTTAGTAGGAGTTTCACTCGGAGTATTTGTTGGCGTGCTTGTTGGAGTTTCTGATGGAGTGCTGGTTTGTGTTTGAGTAACTGATGGTGTATTGGTAACAGTAGGTGTGTTGGTAGGGGTTGCTGTCGGGCTTGGAGTTAACCAACTATTAAATGCTGCATCACATCTGTTAAGTGAGTTCATTACCTCAACACTAATCTGTGCTGACCAACCAGCAGTTAGATCTGTATATTGTTCTATAAATGGAATACAGATAACAGGATTTTGTAGAGTATATTTGGCATTGAAATTACCAAGAGAGTTGGTTACTGATAATCTAAATTGAGATATGATATCATCCATTATTTGGTTGGTATCAGATAACACATCAATTTGATTTGTAAGATCCCTCTCCACAATATCCATTACAATCAAGGTAAAGTTATATTGCATGAATCCAAACTTTTGTTCCACCTCATTTGGAATAACATATAACAATGGAAATATTGGTGAGTTGAAATGGGTGTTCTCAACCTTGTCTCTCATCTCAGTCCAAAAACTTAGATCCTCTTGTTGTCCAAATCCAAATGAATTAATCTGTTTGTGATATTCAGATAGAGTTCTGAAATCATCATGGAATGTTTTTATATTGATCGTATCGTGAACGATAGGTGTGCCGGTCCATGTGTTATAAGCAGCAGCACATCTATTAAGTGGGGTCATTGTTTTTAATTTCAATAGACCATTCCACCCATTTGTCATATCGGCATAGTCCTCCATAAATGGAGTGCAATTAACAAACTCATCAAGATAATACTTGTTGTTGTATAACCCCTCGGCTGCTGTTACAGATAATCTAAATTGAGATATGATATCCTGTAACATTTGTAATGTATCTGATAGGGTATCCACCTGATCACTTAGATCTCTTTGAACAATATCCATCATAACGGAATTGAACTCCCATGTTTTATATTGGAGATCATTTACCACTGTTGATGGAACAACATATAGTAATGGGAATATTGGAGGTTGAGAATGTGGGTTATCTTGTTTGTCTCTTGATGTTGTTAAATAACTTATCCCATCAATATTACCCAAACCAAATGAATTAATCTGCTTGTGATAATTTGACATGTTTAAGAAGTCATCAGCAATGGTCTTAAAGTTAATGCTAACTTGTGGGACACCAGATGCTGATACAGATGGGGTAATACTTGGTGTTGGCGTGTTTGATGGTGTTGTTGATGGTGTGGCTGTATTGGTTGGAGTTACTGTGGGAGTGCTTGTAGTTGTGGGTGTGTTTGTTTGTGTTGTCTGTATTGTTGGTGTGACAGTGGGTGTTGCTGTGGGGGTGGGAGTGACTGCTGTAATACCAAAATACTTTCCTAAGAAGTAATTGTAGTTGTCAGACATTTCCGTGTCAGATAACTTACGATCATACACTAACATCTCTGTAAACTTCTTTCCAGTGTCTCTACCTAATAACCAAAAGATTGGATCTGTAACTGTCTTGAGTGTTTGTGTTTGAACTGTCTGACTAATCATTGTTCCACTGATCCAAAGTTCAGTGAATGCACTTGTTCCAACTTGATATACTCTTGTTGATGCAACAACCCATTGATTTACATAAGGATCTGCAAATGGTTCAGGACTAACTGATGAATTGTCAGAATAGAATGTATATGTTCTTACATTATTCGTTCCACCTGTTGGACTACCATTGTCTATTTGAAACCATCTATTGTAAGCAGGAACTTCACCCAAATAGTTTACATAACCACCCTGTGCATCAGAATTTAGAAATGGGTCAGTAGATCCACCCGTATTATTAAACATGAACCATGTTGTATAATCTTGGTATGATCCGTAATCACCTAATTTGTTGGATAGACCATATGTGAATCCTGTTCCAACATTTACACCTGTTGATGATGTATTGACCCCTGAGAATTGTAATGTTGTTGGATTTTGGAATCCTGTATAATCATATTGTGAAAAACCTCCTGCAACTCCTGAGAAGAATAATGATGGGTTTGCTAAGTTGGTTGCTTTAGTAACCGCAACACCCGATCCTCCTCCAATTATAAGTGATGATTGATTTGTAAAATCAACCTGTATGGTTAAACCTGATGTAATTAAACTCATCTACGCTTTGATTGTTGTTGCTGCTTTTTTATTTCTTTCTCTTTTTCTTTATTGAGGTCCACAAGGTAACTGAGATGATTGAGAGCCCCAATAAGGGTGAGATTAACCACATTATCAATCTGCCAAACTTTGTTTTCTGCGAGTGAACTAATTGCGTGATACCATCCCCAATGATCATTAAAGCTATTCTTATCTTCATGATCCTCCATAACAACCTGCTCTTGGAATAAAGCTGGGTAAGATTTTGCGACGCCTCGGCTAAATTCGCTAAAAAAAAAAGTGCTGACTCTACATGCTTTACGGGCAAATCTTTAAATGCTTCAATACGACCTTTGAAATCTGACACTCCATATTCTACACCCTCTTCACAATACAAGTATGCTGCGAGTTCATTCAGATTTAATACTCTATACTTCTCATCTTTTCTTAGGAAGGTATCAATATCAACAAACTGACCGAAAGATATTCTGTTAACATCTACCAATAAGTATGTTTTATCTTTGTGTTGGATTGAACTATTTAATTTCTTGTTTTCGTGTAACATTATTTGTTGGACAGCATCTCCAACTCTAATAATATCTGCGGCATTGTGTGATAAGATCTCATCACGAGACATACCAGTGAACTCTTCAAGTATCTTGTAATACATTTCTTCTTCGTCAAGAATGTCCTTATATCTCATCACATTAGACCAATCTGTAATTGTTGGTTCTTTAACTTCGTAACTCTTTCCGTTGAATTCTATTTTGTTTTTCATAGTTCTAATTATAAATATATTTTTATTTGTTTGTCCATTTTACATTACATAAACACCGGTGTTCCTCATCATCTTCATCTGTAAAACATATCTGATCGCATCCAATAGGTGATTATTTTTATCCTCAGGTTCATCCAAGATATTTCCGTTCTTATCTATCTTCCAAACATACGAGTTAACTTCATCCATTAAATTCTTTGAGTGAGCATCAATAAAGAAGTTTGATCTCTTTATCTGATCTATTCCTGATAGTATGGTATCCTTCTTTACAGGTTTTGCATTGATACCTGATCGTGACATTTCTGATATGGCTTGGGGTGCTGCTGAGTCCACAATGAAATCATCTGTTAAATTGATTTTAAGGTCCTTAATTTTGTAGATAAAGTCAGAGATGGTAGTATTCCTCAGATACAATAATTCCTTACAATAAATGGAATCTCCGTCCTTATAAACAGCAACCAATGTATTGGGGTCATTATATCCTATATCCACTCCATAACCTAATAACTTTGCAGATGGTGGTAGTTCAGAATAATATTGTTGATGATTAAATACAACTCTTGTGGGTGTTCCTCTTTGTCCCTCACCAAATACTTTCCATATTGCAGCATCTCTATACTTTAACTTTTCAATCTCATCAATAAGTGATTGTTCCAAGAAGGGATTGTCTTTGTATGTTACGATTGTATAGAACACATCAGGTTCATTTTCCAAATCATATATCCATGACTTCCATAACGAGGGGTTGAAGTCCAATATGATTCTACCTGATGTTCTTAATACCAATTGAATATACTCATCATAAGATACTTCTGTTGCTTCATTGATAAATAAGTAATCTCTCTTTCTTCCGCGTAGTTTTGTCTCGTCATCAACCGAGAACCATTCAATCATATTTGTCCCCAACTCGTAATACCCATCAACAGAGTGCCACTTGTCTGCATCATATACACCAAAATCAAGGAGGATCTGTTTT